CACATACATTTGTAGGTAACCAAGGTTCTAATACTGTTTCATACACTCCACAAGCAACACATACATTTGTATCTTGTGATCCTGGATCAGTTAAGCATCAATTAACAATACACAATTTTGCACAAACAACTGCAAATGGAATTAAGGTTCTTAATTACAATACATCTGATTGTACTGATGTACAAACAACTATAGAGAACTTAATTAGTATTGTTACCGATACATTAGATTCTGCATTACAGACTCCACCTGTTGATTATCTTGGTAGTCTTGTTAAATACTCACCTCCACAAGAATTCCTTGGTGGTAGAATATACTCTTATTACGAAGAAGAGTTCCCAATTAATTGGCATGATGGTGTTGAAGATATCATGTTTACTAATCAAATTGGTGCTTCAGGTAAATATAGATTCCAAGATGCTGCTGATTTAGTTCAGTTAAATGCTGGTCCTATTGTAGATAAGGCATCTGTTGATATGCTTGATAGATATCCAGATCTTGCTTTGGATATGCCTAGAAACTTTGATGGAAGTGGTGCAGGTACTTTACAATGTAAGACTGACTTAGCATTAATTCTTCAAGAGTTTATTAAAGATCTTAGAGATGGTGGTAACTTCAATACTGTAAATGTTGCGAAGAGATATCTTGGTGCTAATGATATTCTATTACATATTAGATTACAAGTATTCCAGTCTGCTTATGCTCATGAGCGTCTTGCATACTATATGAAGCAAGCAATTAATGGTGATCTAACAACAGGTAATACTGATAAAATTATTGTTGGTGCTTGGGGAATTACTCAATCTACTTCTGCATCATTCACACCTACTGCTGCAACTTACGAGCCAACAACAGGTGACTTAACTCTAACTATTGGTTCTCATACCTTGGTTAAGGGAAGAATGATTAACATTGCATTGAATGGATTAACGTTCCGTTGTCTTGAAGATAGTAATGGTAGTGATCACACATATCCTAGAACTACTGACCCTGCATATCAGCAGAATCTTAAGATTACAGAATATACTGCTACAACAATTACAGTTAATGTTGGAATTTCTTCTAACACCACATTACATACATTCCAGAGTGCTATTACTGATTGTGTAACTGCACCAGGAGATTGTACAAACGTTAAGGATGCTATTGATAACTTAGTAACTATTGCTAACGATATTATTGCTCCTACCAATGCAGACTATGCAATTGCTGCTGATAGACTTTACTTTAATAGACAATATATTGCAGAAGAAATTACTTCTCTAACATCTGCTGAGTTTACTTACATGTTAGACACTTCTCAGCAGTTTGCATTCACATATCCAGAACCAGGTGGTACATCCACATGTCAGAGAGATTTGAAACTTATTATATTGGGTATCATTTCTGACTTACAAACTGGTGGTAATAATAGTACTGTTGCTGCAATGGAATATTATCTATCTTCCTTGCTACAGATTATCAATGTTGAAGATGAATTACTTGCAACAATCTATGCTATTGAGCAATTAGGATTCTTATGTGAGCATGCTGCTAAGGGTGAGTTGAGAGATAGAAATTCTGGAGCTTCAGCACCTAACTATGCAGCACTGTATACTAATACAACTGCATATACTGATACTGAGACTCCTACTGATATGACAGTCGTAGGAACTAGAATTAAAGAATTGGTTAATACTGCGATTAATCTTATTGGTCCAGGTAAGAGACCAATGAGAGGTGCTGCTAAGAATCTTATTTACAATAGAGGATACTATAAGGAAGAGATTCAAACTCTAGTCAATGCACAGTTTGGTGCTGGTACTTGGTTGTATAATGATTTCGTTGATAGTATTATTACTAATCTTTCACATGATTTAATTACTACAGATATATCTGATATTTCTACTGCATACAATATAACAATAGAAGATGTTGTTGGAACATTTGATGTTGGTGAATTAATAACTTCCCCTAAAGGATCTGCTAAAGTTTTAGAATATAACTCAGAGAATGACTTCTTAGTTGTTGGTGAATTTGTTGGTACTCCTTGGACATCTAATACAGTACTAACTGGAACACGTAGTAGTGCTCAAGCTATTGTTTCTGTCAATGGTGTTGGAAGCAGTTATACATGGCTTAATAGTCCAGGTAATGTAAGAACATTAAACTATGCTAGAAATATTACATCTAATATTACAGGACAAGTAGCTGGAATTAACTTATTCAATAATCCAGAATTGTTTACACCTAATTGGGTTGGAATTGGAACTGGTATTAGTGACAACTTTACTGCATCACCTGATAGTAATACAAGTGCTGCTAAGTTGATTTCTTCTAGTGATTCAGGAGAACATACTTTACATAGAATATATGATCTAACTGCGTTTGATACTTTTGATGATGGAACTATTTCTTGGGATGATACAACCAATAGTTTTGATGAAGGTGGTTCAGGTACTTCAGATGATCAGCAATATACATTCTCTTGCTTCTTTAAGAAAGCAGAGTATGAGCAAGTCAGATTCCATATAATACTTGATGATGGTACTGCTGGTGAGCAGAATATATTCTTTGACCTTAATATGACTTCTGGTAGTACTGGATCACTCTTTATACCTCAAGGTGGTATAACAGGTGATGCTTATGGTGCTGTTCCTTATGGTGGTGGATGGTATAGAGCATATATCACAACAACACTATCCTTTGGATTTACAGAATTAAAAGCGAAGATTAATGTATACAATGAAAATAATCAGTTATCATATACTGGAGATGGAACTAAAGGTCTTTATGCTTGGGGTTCAAAACTTAGAAAAGGTACATTAGATCCATATATGTCAGCAACTGGTGAGGTGTTCTATGCTGATGGTGAATTTAACATTAAGACATACGCATTAACACAATTAGAAGAATATATTATTAAGGCAATGACCGATGGTCTTACAAGTCCATCTCCTCAAGCAGGTTATCTTAAGTTCTTTAGTACAGAAGGAGCAAGTCATTATGATATTAGAACTGTAAGTAGAGTTGTTCGTGAGAATATCAAACTACTTAAAGAACAGTTAGCACTTGATAGTTACTATACTGGTGTTACTGTCTATAATGGAATTACGATTCCAACTTATACTTACGGTACTAGAAATCTACCAGTTGGATTAGGTGGTGGATTAAATGCTTCAGATTATCTCTATGGTACTTCTAGTGACAGTTACGCTGAATTAGAAACTATTATTCCTAACAGAGGTGAGATTGTTAAGATCTATCAGAGATTACGTTTTGATGGTGATGTTGTTGATGGTCCTTGGGTCATGAACGAAACAGTTTCTAAGAATGGTGATCCAGCCGTTACTGGTGTTATATACGGAATTCATTCAGATGAAAACTTTAATTACTTAGATATTGAAGTTACTGGTAATCCTTGGGCTATCACTGATTATGTTGTTGGTGAAACAAATAACACAACAGCACAGGTTAGTTTGATAGAGGATCGTATACAGATCATTAATCTAGATGGTGAGTTTGATGCAACTGTACCATTTAAAGGATATACGAGTGGTGCTTCTGCTACACCTACTGCATTCCTTAGAAATGAGGCTGCTATTCTTGATAATACTGGTGGAACTTTAACCGTTGATACTGAAACTCTTGTTGGTTCATTTGAACAGACTTCTGTTGTTTATCCAGAAACTTCCAGACAGTTTATCGAAGTAAGTAAGTTTGATGGTTTAGACGTTGGTGTTGGTGATAGAATCGCATCTAACGGATATGTCAGAATTGGTATTTCAATCATTAGTGGTTTGAATCAGTTCAGTGTTGGTAATAGACTTTATAAAGTTGTTGGTGGTGTTGCTGATCAAAGTACCTACGCAATTATTACTGAGGTTGATATTGATAATAACTTCTTATACATTGCTGACTTCCAAGGAACACCTTTAACAAACGGTGATCTTGTAGGTGATTATGGTCTTGGTGGTAACTTCCCTGAAGGTTACGCATCCATAATTACTAGAGTGTTAACACCAGGAGCTGGTGCTGCATTAGTACAAGATATACGTCCTGCTGGTCAGTATAAGAGATTATATTTAAGTGATATTATAGGATCATTTGATCTTAAAGACTCTGTTATTGGACCTGGAGGTTATAAGGCAGCAGTTCAATCTAAAGTTGATCTTAAGGCACGTGTTAAGAGGGCATTTAAAGGATTTGATGGAGTTCAAGATACGTTTGATTTATCCATCACTAATGGTGTTAATTACCTTCCAGATCCTGATGGACATCTCTTGGTATTCATTAATGGTATTTTACAACCTCCAGGTGGTACTAACGCATATACAGCGTTCTCTAATCAAATTCAGTTTAGTGAAGCACCAGAACTAGGTGCATCCTTCACAGGATTCTATGTTGGTAAGTTGAGACAGTTGGATGATATTTCATTCGAGTTCGACTCCTTACGTCAGTCATTCAACCTCAAGCGTAATGATGTATTCTACTCACTAACGCTAACAGAGGGTGTACAATCTTCCACAATACGTCCAGAAAATAATATCATCGTTTCTCTAAATGGTGTTATACAGGAACCAGGCGTAGGTTTCGAGATTGTTGGTTCTAGAATTATCTTCTCTGAGATTCCTCGTGTGGGATCAACATTCGTTGCCTTCTCATATGTTGGTTCTGAGGCAGACGTTGATGCTGCCGAAGTTGTTCCACCTATCGAACCTGGTGACTTTATTGACATCCAAGGTGAGACATCAGACAGAGAGGTTGCTGTTATTGAGTCTTCTAACTCTCTAATTACTTTCGACTATCTTGGATCTGTCTTTGGACAAGATGCTAAGGGAACTGCAATTATAACTTCTGGATTTATTGATCAGGTACAGGTAACTTCTGGTGGTTCTAGTTACACATCTAGACCTAATGTAAGAATTGATTCCATCTCTGGATTTGATGGAAATATAAGAGCACTAGTTGGTGTTGCTGGTGTTGAAATGAATAATCCAGGCTCTGGTTATCAGAATCCAGAGATTCTTGTTGAGACAACAGTCCCTGATGATTGGAACGCACCTGACCTTAGTCAGTACGGAGAAGAGGAAGTGGATCCCGAAACACCATAAATAACTAAAAATCGTAGCGATAAATGGCCAAACAATCACTAAATCTTGGTACGGTTCCTAATGATAACACAGGGGATACTCTGCGTGGTGGAGGTGACAAGATTAATGACAATTTTAATGAAATCTATAGTGCAATAGGTAATGGTACATCAATAACTGTTGATGTTACTAACCCTGCAGTAGGTCAAGTATTAAGGTATACTGGATCTCAATTTGCTCCATCTGATTACGCTAATTTAACATCTTCATTAGATGTTAATGGTAATTCAATTGTATCTTCTAGTAATGGTAATATTACAGTTGCAGCAAATGGTAGTGGTAATATAACATTAGGAGCTGGTGGAGTTAATACAGTTTTCCAAGGAGCTGATGGCATCATTGATATGCCAACTAAAGTTAAGTATAAGAATGAATTTTCAGCATTAGGTAATGCACCTTCTGCTGCATCTTATCCAGGATATTTCTTCACTGTCGATGGTGATGATAATCCATATGTTAATATCAATATTACTACAGGTGGTGTTGGTGATGTGAGAGCAAAGGTAGCAACAGAATATTCTAGTATTGATGTTTTGGCCGACGTTGATACTACAACTGCTGCTCCTACAAACTTACAAGTTTTGAAGTGGAGTTCTAGTGCTAATAAATGGACTCCTCAAAATGATGAGTCTGGTTTAGCATCATTGAATACTTGGGCTACGATTACAGGTGATACTGGTAGTACGACAGCAAATGCACAGGCAGATACGTTAACTATTGCTGGTGGATCTAATATAACAACAACGATTGTTTCTGACACATTAACAATTGATTTTAGTGGTACTTTAACTACTACTCTGGCAGCATTAACTGATACTGATTTGGGTGGAGTGGTACAAGGAGATTCGTTATTCTTTAACGGTACTAATTGGGTTGCTACTAGAAGTCCTATTACTTGGTGGGAATTGAATGCTAATGGTGCATCAGATTATACTTTTAATGGACCTGGATTTGCATCTGCTACTGCTGACGCAACTCTTTATGTTATGAGGGGTCAAACATATGCTTTCGATAATACAGTACAATCGACTGCACATCCTTTCAGAATTCAAAGTACTCAAGGTTTGACTGGAACTCCTTATACTACAGGGCAAACAGGTAGTGGAACTGGAGTTCTTTATTGGACAGTTCCTATGGCTGCACCTAGTACTCTTTATTATCAATGTACACTCCATGCAGCAATGCAAGGAACGATTAACGTAGTTGGTTAATAAAATATGGCAAGAACTGTTCCTGGATACGGTGCTCAAATTGAACCCATATTTGACGATAAATTTGGTGTTCGTGCAGTAAAAGTAGTAGATGGTGGTACTGGTTACGATATATCAAATCCACCGAGATTGACTGTTGATGGTTGTGGTACTCCAACAACGGAGGCACTTCTTTATCCTATTATAGATAATCTTTCAGGGAAGATAGTTCATGTTAGAGTTTTAGAAAGAGGTCTTGGGTACGATCCTCTTAGATTACAGATAATACCAGCTCAAGATACACCTACTGTCATACAATCTTTTGATATTAATAAGATTTGGCAGACACATCCAAATTCACCTACAACAGGTTTATTCACTGTTGATAGTGATAGACTTACAATACAGAGTGACAATCATCCAAAACCAACACCAATTATAGAAGAGAGAGCACCTGGCGGTGGGTCTGGTGGTGCTCTTGCTCAGTATACACCTTCAGCAATTAACTATAATCCTACTACTGGTTTGATGGAAATGACCATTGGTAGTCATAGTTATACTACAGGTGATAGCATTAAAATTGGAACTGATTCATTAACATTTACTTGTGCGTTAGATGATCATGGAACAGACCATACATATCCTCGTGCAACTGATCCAGTAGCAGGTGTTGCTATACCAATACTTTCTACAACTTCTACAACTATTACAGTACAAGTATTGGGTGTTGCTCCTGCAACCAATACCAGTGCTCATACATTCAAATCTGCTACTTTTGGTGCAGTTACTAGTGGTGGATCATTAGTAGATCGTTCATTTAATCAGACTTACATTTATAGGGGTGGTAAAGATGCTCCTAATCCTAATACTAGAGAAGAACAAAATAATAAAGCAATAGGTATAATGGCAAATGGAGTTCAACTCCATACTCCAGAATGGGGTCAAGCAGGTAACCCTACTCCTGGATTTGCTATTGATGCGGTTAAGTATAATTATATTAAAAATAATAGATCTTCTGATGCAGTAATAGATAGCAATACTTATTATTACCAGTCTTCTAGATTAATTAGTGAGTTTGCAGAAGATAATGGTGTGTTTGATTGGGGTAAAATAAAACAGTTTACTTGGAACATCAAGACAGAATTTGATAATTTGATGTTAGAAGTTGAAAATGTTTCTCAAGAATTAGCTTTAGTTGAAGTTGGTAGAACACTTGATGTTATTGGTGGATCTGGTAAAGCTGAAATCGCAAAGGTTGTAAAGAATAATCTTGATGCAATAACACACGTATACATAAGGAATGTTACTGGATCATTTGATGAGGATAATGTTCTTTTAGGATCTACTGGATTTAGTTTTAGAATTGCAGAACCTCCAACAGAATTAACCAATGGTGTTTTCTATATTGATTTTGGTGTAGATGCTGAAGAATTTGGACCTTTTGTTTCTGGTCAATATTATTTTTCACCAGAGAATATTAAAGTTCAAAGAAATTATTTAATTAAGTGGAATCAAACAGAGAGTTCTAACCAACCATCAGAACTTCATCCTCATGGTCATCCTATGCAGTTTAGTACCACACAGGATGGTTTATTGAATGGTGGTACTTTGTACTATAATAGTACTGGGGTAACAGAAGCACCATCTACAGATTACGAAAATGAGTTTCAACCTCTATTCATAATGAATGGAGATGAAAGTAGTAGGATATATTATTATTGCAAGTATCACAGATATATGTCTGGATATGAAGGTCATGAAGGATATATGACCTTAGATACAGAAATTGATAATGATCCTCCAGTTAATGATTATTATATTACAGACTATTATCAGAGCGATAATAGTGATCCTAATACGATAGATTATTCACGGCATGCTGATGGTCATTCTAAGATATTAGGAATGGCATTTGATGGATATCCAATTTATGGACCTTATGGATATGATTTAAGTGGTACTAGTGTTTTAGGTACTACACAAGTTTTATCTGAATACGGTGGTCTTTTCTATCAGGTTGGTAATGGTTACCCAACTACAAATAACGGACCTGGAACTGGAACAGGGACTGGTTGTATTATTGATGTAACTGCAATTGGTACTTATCAGCCTGGTGGTATTCTTACAATTAGGATAGCTGAAGGTGGAAGTGGATACGCTATTGGTGATAAAATTAGAATCCTTCATAAGTATGATGGGGCTTGGATATCACAATCTTTTGTGAGTGGTCAAGGTGCTAATGCAAATAGAACTGAAGGAGTATATGGTGATGTTGATGATGGAAATGAATTCACAGTTCAAGCTTCATGGACTTCTGCTAATGGTGTTGGTGGTAAACCTAAGATTACTGTTGCTGCTGATGGTTCCATAAGTGGTTTCACTATGGGTGGCAATGGATCTGAGGCAGTACCTGGACCAGATGGTAATATGGGATATAATTATATCGATGATGAGCAGATTACTATTCCTGGTAATTTAATTGGTGGATCTACTCCTGCAGATGATTTGGTCGTCAAAGCTGCTTGGGTTACTGATGATGATAGTGGAATTGCTGAAATTACTGCTGTAGGTAATGGTCTTAAAAGAGAAGTTACTGGATTTAGATACAGAGTAGGTGATGAATTAGCTGGTGCTAGACCTGATGTAGTTACTGAAGAAACTATAACTTATGCTGTAACAGTTGCTAATGGTGAGTTTAATATTGATGGTAGTACTGTTCCTTTCTTAAGTTTATGGAGAGGAAAAACATATGTATTCCAACAGAATGATTCTAGTAATGATAATGAACAGTTATTAATATCTACTACTGATGATGGGTGGCATGCTGGTACTCCACCAGATACAACATATCTTTTTGAAGGACCAGGTATTACCTATTGGTTAGAAGGATCTGAAGTAACTTATAGTGCTTATATTAGTGGATTTAATGCTGCTACTGCAAGAGAGATAAGATTTAAAGTACCTGTAAGTGCTCCACTTGCTTTATATACCTTTGGTTATACAACTTCTGGTATTGGTATAAGAACGGTTCAAGATGGATATGTGATTGGTGATTTGGTTCAGGATTATATTTGGGATAGTGGTATTGGTACTTTGGATGAATATAATGGTAAATTTGCTGTTACTCCTGAGTATCCTAATGGAACTTATGCTTATTTCTTAACAGAAAATGGTAGTGGGATACCAACTTATCCTTATGCAATTGGTCCAAGATTCTATGGTACTCCCTTATTTGAGGGTGATGCTGTCCCTGCTCAACCAGATACATTCCCAGCTGGTGCTCAAGGTAATATTGTTTTAAACACTGATGGGACTGTTAGTTATGTTAAGATGACCCAGAAGGGTGATAATTATTTTGGTGCTGCAACTGCAAGAATATTAGGTGGAGAGGGTACTGGTGCTACAGGAACACCAACTGTACAGACAGTTACAGGTCTATCATTATTACAAGGTGGAAGAGATTATGCTACACCCCCAACACTTATTTTTGAAGGTGGTGGAGGACAAGGTGCTCAAGGTGCTGCTGAAATTGATACGTTAGGTAAAGTAAAAAATATTCAAATAGTTGATGATGGTGATTATTATCAAGAACCACCATATATTCTTATTACTGGTGGGGGTGGTATTGGTGCTAAAGCAACTGCTCAAGTAGCACAAGGTAAGATTAGTAGTATCACTGTCACTGATCCAGGTAGCGGATATGTCGATCAACCTAAAGTAATATTTACAAAACTAGTTAACTTAAAACGTAAGTCAAGAGCCAGACAGGCATATAATTCTGTTGCTGGTTTCCTTACTGGTCTTGTTAAGAATGTTGGAATGTCTGATGTTGAAATATATGTTGATTCTACTGACGCTTTCCCAGGATCAGGAGAACTTATTTTAAATAAGGAAACTATTACATACACAGCTAAATCTAGAGGTAAATTCTCTGGATTAACTAGAGGTGTAAACTTCAATTATGATCAGAGGGTTATATTGGATGGTGGTCAAATTGATCAAGATGGTATTTCAACTTATAAGTTTAATGTTGGTGATAGAGTAATTAGGAAAATTGAAAACTCTGCTAACAAAGTTGCTAAAGTATATGACTGGGATCCTACAACTAGAGAGTTGCTTGTTACATTTGAAGTTGATGAGTTAGCATTCATTGATGGTGGTATTCCATCTACTGAAGATGCAATTGTTCAGTTTGATGCTGGTGTTGCTGCTAGTGCTCCAGGTGGATTTAATCCTCATGTTCTTTTAGATGATTTGGGAGGAGATGGTATTATTCAATTGACAGATCCTATATCATTAATGATTGATAAGAAGTTTGAAGATGATGATGAATTAGATGGTGCTGGAGATGGTATTATTGATCTTGTTAATTCTGGTACTGATTATGAAAATCAGATCAATCTTGATGGTGGTATGTTCTTCTCATTATACGGTATTGAAGAAACTGTTGGTGGTCAAAATACAACATTATTCCAAGTTGGTGATCAAGTTAAAGATGGTAGTTTACCATTTAAATATGCTACAATTAGTGGTGCAGGAACTTTAACTGATGGTGTCCCACACTCAGCTCTCATTAAATTATACTTAGATCCAGATTTATCTAATGGATTGAACTTCGGAGTTAATGAGATTGTTACTGGATCAACTTCTGGTATTAGAGCAACAGTTGTTTCTTGGGATCCTGTTGAATCTGTATTAATAGTTCAGGATATAATTCCATTTAATACTGGTAATGTTAATGTTGGTATTAGTGGATATCTTTATGAGTTCTCATATAACAGTACAATAACTGATTTTATTATTCAGAATATGGGTACTAACTATACTGCAGTACCAACAGTTACTGTAGAGAATGTTGGTGATATACAGGCAACTGGTACTGTCAATATGACAACTGCTGGAGACCAAGTTTCTTCCATAACCATAGTGAACGGAGGTTATGGAATTAATCAGACAATTGACAATACATATAATACACACCCAACTATAACTTTTGTTAATGCAGTAGGTGATTCTACTGGTGGTAACGCTGCTGCACAAGCAGTTTTGGGTGGAGAAGACATTATGGGTAACAGTGGTGCTACTTATAGACTCAAGAGAATTGAGTATTCATCACAACTACGTTCGTAACAGACATAAATAAACAAGAGGACAATAGTCACTAGGAAATGGCAGCTCTATTAACTGATCAATTTAGAATATTTTCAGCATTAAAATTCATAAAAGCTCTTGAAGGTCCAGATGCGACCCAGAGTGATGAAGTTGCTGGAACTTCTCGTGATCGCATATACTTATTCATCGGAAGACCACAAAGTTGGGATAATGAAAACTCGCCTCCGCAGGCAGTTGATTCATTCTCAGAATTTTCTGGTTCGTATGATGACATGATCTCTTTAAAAAGGGTTCTTGCTGCTGATACTGTACAAGTTGCTCGTAGAATTGACTGGGTTTCTCCAGAACAAACTACTGGTGGTCTAGGTTTCACCTATGACATGTATAGACATGACTATTCTCCAAGTAAAACTGCTGCTTCTGGTGCTACTAAACTATATGACTCTGACTTTTACGTTGTAAATTCTCAGTATCAAGTTTATAAGTGCATCTATAACGGTACATCTCCTAGTGATCCTAACGGAAAACCTTCAACAGTTGAACCTACTGGTACTTCTACCTCTATTGTTACTACTGGTGATGGATATCGTTGGAAATATATGTATACTATTCCAGTTGCATCTGTTCTTAAATTCTTTAGTAATGACTACATGCCTGTCTTTACTAATGATGCAGTGAAAACTAACGCAGTGGAGGGTGAAATTGACACTATTGTTATTACTGCTGCTGGTACTGGTTACAACAACGGCACTTACGATAACGTCGCCATTAATGGTGATGGAACTGGCGGTAGGGTTAGTATTGTTGTTGATGGTGGTAAGATCATTTCTGCTACCGTTACTTCTGGTGGTACTGGATATACCTTTGGTAAAATTTCTGTTGATAATATTACTGGTATTGGTACTGGTCAAGGCGGTCAAGTCGATGTGATTATACCACCTCCAGGTGGTCATGGAAATGATACTATTATTGAACTTGGTGCTTTCCGAGTTATGATTAACGCCAAACTCTCATATGATGAGGGTGCAGGTGACTTCCCGATTGATAACGACTATCGTCGTATTGGTTTAATTACTAATCCTTTAAAGTTTGGTACTACAGAGTTAATATCTGATCTAACAGTTTCAGCAACTAAAGCAGTTATTTTCTCACCTACCTTCCAAGGTAACTATGTTCCTGATGAAATTATTACCCAGACACGTGTTGTTGGTGGTACTAATGTTACTTCTCGTGCAAGAGTTATCTCATGGAATGCTACAACAAAAGTTTTGAAATACTATCAAAATGCTGTAGATGGTATTTACCCAGAAGTTACTGGTACTCAAAATGAATTTGACGGATCTAACGTCATTAGTGGAGCTACATCAGGTGCGGCTGGACAACCAGACGTAAATTTCCCTGCAGTTCCAAACACTTCTTCTAGAACTATTAACAACACTGAATATGATCTTGGTATGAAATTTAACTCTGGATATGCTAAACCAGAGATTAAGTCAAATAGCGGTCAGGTTGTATACATAGATAATAGAAGATCAATCAGTCGTGCAAACGACCAAGTAGAAGACATTAAAATCGTAATCGAGTTCTAACCGAATGGCACAAAATACT